CCTTGACGGTATTATTAAGGGAGAAATCATTGGATAAGTTATCTAAAGAAGAGATGAGATCTAAGATCAAAGAGTTTTCTGCACTTCTTAGAAGTCAAAGGGAACACTGGGATAAGGAAGACCAAATTGGATTCACATATTCTTGTGATTTAATCTCACAATCACTCATTACATTATACATTCGTTTAGGAAGAGACTAATGGACTACAAAACTTCTGGCGTTGATATTATCAAAGGACGTTCCTTTGTAGAGTATCTAAAAGTATTGGCACCTAGTATTGGTGGGTTCAGTGGAATGATGGAGATCCCATCAGGATATGAGAAACCTGTATTAATATCTGGTGCCGATGGTGTCGGAACTAAAATTAACATCTGTAGGATTGCTGGTGATTACTCCACTATTGGTCAGGATCTCGTTGCTATGTGCGTCAATGACGTTATATGTTCTGGCGCTAAACCATTATATTTTCTAGATTATGTCTCTGCCAAAACATTAGATGCTAATGTGAGTGACATTGTGTATGGCATCAATGTTGGATGTACAATGGCAGGAATGGAATTGTTAGGTGGAGAAACTGCCGAACATTATAGAGCAACTGACTATGACCTTGCTGGTTTCTGTACTGGTATTGTAGAGAAGAATGACATTGTTGATGGTAGTAACATTCGACCTGGCGATGTAGTTATTGGTATTGAGAGCAATGGTATTCATAGTAATGGATACACACTGATCAATGATATGCTGTGGAGAAATTACATCTACTATAAAGAGATGCCAGAGTTGCTGAGACCTACCACCATCTATGCTCGTCTTATTCAATACCTGTTGGATGAAGTTCCTATCTTAGGCATGGCACACATCACAGGTGGAGGACTGCCTGAGAACCTCCCACGATGCCTTCCAATGGGTCTCACAGTTGACGTTGACTATTCTGCTTGGGAGAGACCAGAACTCTTCAACAAAATCCAGGAAGCAGGTAACATTACTGAGAAAGAGATGCGTAATGTATTCAATCTTGGCATTGGATTCTGTTTGGTTGTACCGCAAGAAGTAGCAGAACAAACTCAAACTTTGATTGCTGATACCCCATTTGGTATGAGATCATGGATTATTGGAGAAGTAAATAATGGATCTAGACGGCCAAATTAAACTAGGACACCTTCTTTTACAGGATAGAAAATGTAGAACATGTGGAAAAATTAAAAATTTAGTTGATGGGTTTTATCGAACAAGAAAAGATAGAGGTGCAGTTGCTTCATCATATTCATACGAATGCAAAGAATGCTGTAAAAAAAGAGTAAAAAAAGTTTCTGGTAAATGGGAATATCCAGATTGGTAGTTCACGTCGTGATTCCCCTGTGAAAACACTTTTTTTAATAAATATTCTTAGACAAACTGAGATTAACGGAGAATCAAAACATGGCGACTCCTCAACTATCTCCCGGTGTATTAGTCAGGGAGGTTGACTTAACAGTAGGGAGAGCTAGTAATGTACTGGATAACATTGGTGCTATTGCCGGACCCTTCCCAATTGGACCTGTAGACGATCCTATTGATGTAACTACTGAACAAGACCTTATCGGAGTTTTCGGTAAGCCACTTCCAACGGATTCGCAATATGAGTATTGGATGAGTGCTTCATCTTATCTCTCGTATGGTGGAGTTCTGAAGGTAGTTAGAACGGATGGTGCTAACCTTAAGAATGCAAATGCTGGTGTTGGAATTGGCAGCACTACAACTCTTAAGATTAAAAACTACGACGATTATATTAACAACTACGACGAAGCAACAAATTACAACTATGCTGCAAAGAACCCAGGTTCTTGGGCAAATGGTTTAAAAGTTTGCACGATTGATAACCTTGCAGACCAAAGAGTTGGTGTTGCAACCACTGCACCAGATTTATCAGGTGCTACTATTGGTTTCGGTGTTACCGGTCCAATCAGCACTACAATTGCTGGACTTGGACAAACTACTGCTTTTGTAGGATACTTAAAAGGTATTATCACCGGCATTAACACTGATGCTAATGGTGGAGCAAGTACATTAGATGTTAAGGTTCTTTCTCGTGTAGAAACTGTTGGTGGTGGTGCAACCGAAACTAGAATTAACTACGCAGAAGCAAATACTGGAGCTTCATTTGCTGCAGGACAAGCACTGCACTTTGTCAATTCCTCTGGTATTAATAGTACTGGTCTTGGATACAATGTAACGGCAAGCACTGTTACTGACTGGTATGATCAACAAACACTAAGCCTGACTAACAGTACAGTATTCTGGAAGTCACTGGCACCAAAACCAATTGCTAACAACTATTCTAGTTCTAGAAATGGTTATGGTGATGCGATTCACGTTGTAGTTGTTGATGACGAGGGAACAATCAGTGGAATTCAGGGTAACATCCTTGAGAAGCACGTTAGTCTTTCTAAAGCAATTGATGCAATTTCTAACGTAAATGCACCACAGAAAGTCTATTATCAAGATTATCTGGCAGATTTCTCACCAAATCTGTTTGCTGCTGGCAATCCTTCTAACGCATACGATGCTTTCCATAATACTACACCTAGAGCAGTTGGTTTTACCTCTGTTTCTGGAACTAAGGCAGCATCCTTCACTCCTGTAAGCACAGGTGGTGGTCTTTGGGGACAAAATGCACAAGATATAACGTTTAGTGCTCTCGGTAACGTATCTTACACCCTTGGTGGTGGTACGGATTACTCTGGTGGAATTCCTGCTACAGGAGATAATGGTGGTATGTCCACCTCACTGGGCAACTTGCAAAATTCATATCAACTCTTTGAGAATAAAGATGAGATTGAAGTTGACTATTTGATCATGGGTCCTGGTATGACCAATGAGCAAGAATCACAAGCAAAAGCAAACTATCTAATCTCTCTTGCAGAAGGAAGAAAAGATTGTATGGCCGTTATTGGACCACATAGAGCAAACTTAGTTAATGTAACTAATACCGCAACTCAGACTAATAACCTGATTCAGTACTATTCCGTTCTGAATTCTTCTTCTTATGCAACATTTGATACTGGTTATAAGTTCACTTATGATCGCTTCAACAACAAGTTCCGCTATATTCCAACCAACGCTGACGTTGCTGGACTGATGGCAAGAACTGCGCTTGAGGCATATCCATGGTTCTCGCCCGCAGGTGAGCAACGTGGAATCATCAACAATGCAATTAAACTTGCATACAATCCAACCAAAGCACAGAGAGACAAACTGTATCCTCTGAGAATTAATTCTCTGGTAACCAAACCAGGTATTGGAACTCTCCTCTTTGGTGATAAGACTGCACTGTCTTATTCATCTGCATTCGACAGAATCAATGTTCGCCGCCTGTTCCTAACAGTTGAGCAAGCACTTGAAAGAGCAGCAGAAGCACAACTCTTTGAACTCAACGATGAGTTGACGAGAGCAAACTTCAGAAACATTGTCGAACCTTATCTCCGCGATGTTCAGGCAAAGAGAGGTCTCTTTGGATTCCTGGTTGTTTGTGATACATCAAACAACACACCTGATGTTATTGATAACAATGAGTTCAGGGCAGATATCTTCCTGAAACCAGCGAAGTCTATTAACTTCATCACACTCTCCTTCGTTGCTACCCGTACAGGGGTCAGTTTTGAAGAAGTAGCTGGTAGAGTTTAATAACATTATCTAAATAACACTAGGAGGATACACTAATGGCAGACAACAAGAGAACGGGTACTAGACCCAATACATCAATCTCTACCTTTAAATCTAAACTGATTGGCGGCGGGGCCCGCCCCAATCTATTTGAGGTTGAGTTGGCAACACTTCCAGAAGCATTTACTGGAACATGGGCAGCAGATGATTTTAAATTTATGTGTAAGGCAGCAGCACTGCCTGCACAGAATATTGCTGCAATCGATGTTCCCTTTAGAGGTAGAACCTTTAAAGTTGCTGGTGATAGAACTATTGATACCTGGACAGTCACGATTATTAATGACGAATCGTTCAACTTAAGAAGAGCGATGGAAGAGTGGACAGAGCAAATTGCTAAGTTGGATAATAACCTTGGAGCTACGAGTCCAGGTTCTTATATGACTAATGCAGTTGTTTATCAACTGGGTCGTGGTTCTACTGCATCAAGCAAGAACAATGACGGCACTGCAAATT